TTCATGCTCAATCTCATACAACCAAATCCAATATCTTGGGTCAGTAAAGTGTAAGATAGCATCAGGTTGTTCTGCATTAATTAGTTGTCTAATCAAATCTGCATTACCATATCCATTCCAAGGAAGGATTTTAACATTAGCATCAGCGACTCCATATGTTTTTTGAATATCTTCACTTACATCCAAAACCTTTCCGGCTTCAGGATGGTTAATTGCGGCTCCTACTTGAAACCAATCGTACTTATGTACTGTGCCTAATACTAATTCTTTTGATACGGTGGCAATACCACTTGCCATTCTTAAGTCATCTGAAAGTAACAGAATCTTCTTTTTTGCCATAACTTATTTGTGTTGTTAAAATTGTGAACCGGATATTTGTAGTTTTACATATTCATTCATTTCGCTTCTAAAACTTTCGTCTGAAACGTATCTTTCTACAGTTCTATTTACCAATTTTTGTAGAGTAACATCTGAATTAAAAGATACTTTTTTAAATGATGAATACACATCTTTCAATATTTTTACGGTTGTTAGTTTTGTGTTTTCATGTTCCATTGTGGATATTGTTTTTATATATTTGTATATATAAGTATATTGTAAATAAAAAAACAATAATTTTTAAGGAACTTTTTTATTTACTTGCTTTTCCATCACATATCCCTCTACTCATAAACTCACACCATTTACAATTCTTTTTGTTTTGTCCAGGTACTTTAGGATATGGGATATCTTTAAATCCACCACCGTCATCAAACACAGTATTAATGAATTCCATAAATTCATCATATACTTTATTAACCGAAGGTGAGCCGTTAGGAGGTACGTGCTTTGATATGTATGGAATTGGAAATGCGGAATCTTCAGGTAGTTTTCTTCTCATTATCTGATATTCTACTTTTATTTTAGTAAGAGGAACATTAAATAATTCTGAATAGTATTTTTTATATAATAGGATTTGAGAATTTTTCATCTTATCAGCTTTCTGATATTGATTCCAACCCATTGTTGAAGTTTTTAAATCAACAATTATAATTGAATTTTCCGCTAAATCTCTCAATACAATATCTATATAACCAATAAAATGAACACCCGGTTTAATATTTGCATTTAATGGAATTTCAATACCAACTAGTTCATAGCCGGATTTAGAATAAAATTTACTACAATACTTTTTAAACCAACTAAGAATTCGTCTACCATCACCGTAAAATTCTTCTAATTCTAATTGAGTACACGGAGCACCTTCACTAAGGGCTTCTTTTTCTTTGGTAAAATTTTCTTTCATTCTATCCAATAACAAACTATCCAATTCAATTTCATCGGCTTGTTTTTTAGATACACCATACATTACCGAAAGATAATGTTGGATAGTTTCGTGCATTGCACTACCAAATAGTGTGTGAATGTTACCAGAACTTTCACCTAATTTATCTATATAGTTTAACTTATATTGTTGGGGGCAGCTACTCCACATTGAGTACTGCGAAAATGATACTTTTGCCATTATGTTTATTTATACCTTAAAGATACGAAAAAAGGGTGAGATTACCAAATTATAGTTTAAGTTTTAACTTAGTAATTTCTTTTGGATTTGTGCCGTACGCTTCGGCAATTCGTTTAATTTCTTCTCTGCCAGTGGTACTTTCATATAATATATCTAAATATTCAGATGCTTCTCTGCTAGAAACCATAAACCATTTCGCTACCAAATCGATAATCCATTGTTCATAATCTTTTACCGATTTACCTTTCATATAACGAAGATATGATTTTCCTTTTGGTATAACTCCAATTAATGCTTTATAAACCGCTTTAGGAGGTGCCTCTTGAATATATGGTTGTATTTCCGCTACCATCTCAACCCAATCAGGATTCATAGACATGTAACGAATGATTAACCAATTACTCCAAGTTTTCTTATCAGCATCTTCTAGCTTATCCCAATACTTTGGGTCCTGGTCTTTTGTAATTGCATTGATGTGGTCGAATAATCCTTTTGCCATTAGTCTTCTACTTTTAAACCCGGAGGTAATAATTCATTTAATACTTCACCACAATCACCACATAAGAATAATTCTACGGGTAATACTTCATCCTTTGGTTTACCAGTTAATAACTTTGAAATCTTACGAAATCCAAAACCTTGTACAAAAATCTCTCCACCACATTTCTTACACGCAATTGGTTCGGTTTTTTCTAATGGAATTGGTTTTTCTTCCTGTGGTGCTATTGGTTGCCCACCTGCTCCTAAAATGTTAGCCATTATATAATATTTAAAATTTGAATTAATGTAGCCGCTGCGATAATTTCTTTATCAATTGCTACTGCCGATTTAGCAACGCCATCACCTAAAACTAAAATTACATTTGCAGTATTTTCTCCTGCATAATCATCAACTTTTTCATATAGTAATGTATAGAGGTCAGAAAAATCAGTAGCCTTTGAATCAAGAACCGTTTGTCTAATTTTCATATATTTGTTTCTCTTATCATCATTTGATTTAAGAACTTCAAGAACTTTCAACTTATAATCATTATCTAAAAGATTTTGTACATCAACTTGTAATTTACCTTTAAGAGAATTTAATTGACAGGTATTAATAATCTTACGAATATCCGGATAAGAAGAATCAATAATTGGAACTAAATCCTTTGGGTCAAACTCAACACTTTCTGATTTTAAAATCTTACTCATTTGAATTGCCACATCTTTTTTAGTTGGTGGTGTAATTTGAAACGTTTGACAACGGCTTTGAATTGGTTCAATAATCTTTTCAATATAATTACAAGTCAAGATAAACCTACAATGCCTGCTAAATGTTTCCATCAAATTTCTAAGGATTGCTTGTGCTTGAGGAGTCATATAATCAAACTCATCTAAGATAATGATTTTATATTTTTTGAATCCCATAGAAGATGCAAAGTTCTTTACTTTATTTCTTACGGTCTCAACATTATTCTCATCAGATGCGTTAATCATCATAAAATCACATTCAATTGAACTAACAATTAACTTTGCCAATGTTGTTTTACCAGTACCGGCTTTGCCAAAAAATAAAAGATGGGGAACATCTTCGTTTTCAATATATCCACTTACTTTACTTTTTAAGTGTTCATTTCCAACATAATCATCTAGTTTAGATGGACGATATTTTTCCACCCATAACGAGTGATTTATTTGTTCTTCTTTAAATTCAAACATATTTTTATTTTTTATTTTCCAGTTGAACCGAATCCGCCTTCGCCTCTTTCGGTATTATTTAATTCATTTACTTCATTCCATTCTACAATTGGATGTGGTATGATAATAAGTTGTGCCCCTCTATCTCCAATTTCATATACCGCTCCACCCGTTTTCTTAAATGTGGCTTGAATTTCACCTCTATAACCAGCATCAATTACACCAACTGAATTACTAAGAAGTAAATCGGTTTTACGAATAGATGAACGAGGAAAAACAAGTCCCATAAAACCTTCAGGTATTTCCATTGAGATACCAAATCCATAACTGATATCCCACTCAGTTTCTCCCTTAATATCTGTAATAACTAAATCCATTCCAGCATCACTTTCTTTTGCGTAAAATGGAATCGTTGCGTTTTCGTGTAATCTTTTTATATTAACTTTCATTTTGTGGGTTCATTTTTAGGTTATGTTCTCTTAATTTTTTTCCTTCATCTGAAAGTTCTCTAGCGAATAATTTAAAACGTTTACCATTTTGCTTACTTGTAAAAGATATATAAGCATCTTTAGTATTACTAATAGTAAATGTTACAGTTGGTTCTTCATTCGTCATATCTTCGCCTGTCCATGCAAATATCTGTGGTTCATCTCCATCAAATTGGAATACCCACTCGCATTGTTCTAATTTTTCAGCTGATGTCATTTTTACTTCACCAATTGGTTCTAAATTTTCTTCTTGTGTTTTTTTAGTTTTTGCCATAATTTTATTTTGTTTTACAAATATACGAAAAAAAGTTTAGAATTCAAAAAACTTTTTTGCGTTTTGAGAATCGGCGGATGCCATTTCCCATTTTAGAGCGTTATAAAAATCAGTTAATTTGTTTTCTAACTCCGCTTTATAAATCCCATCTCTATCAACATATTGTTCTACGAAGTCCATAATTTCTTTTGGGTCATTATAATCTCTAAATGCTAATGTATCTATTCCTAATGGATTATTTTTGAGATATACCCATTTAACTTTTTCACCATCTCTGATTGGTTCGTATTTAAACGGACATTCAAAGAATTTTAGTAATCGGTTATATGTAATACCGGCTTTAACGTGCGCAGGTGTTCCTTTTTCAAAATTAGCAATAGCCAATCCACTATCTTTTCTCCACTTACCTTTATCGTATTTACTTAATTCTTTAATAGCTCCACCTTTGGCGATTTTATTAATACGAAGATTAGGTAAACTCTTTTTAAATTCTAAAAGAGATTCATTTATTTCTTCGTTTGTTTTACCCATTAAGATATCTTTTAACATCTTAGCCATAAAGTCCTGAAATGCCTTTGGGAACGATGAACGAACTACATCCAATCCTTTTACATCCAACTTATCACAAGGAATACCATTCTTTAAAATCATCCATTGTGCGTATCTTTTCTTTGCTACCCAA